CGTAGCATCTAGTGGTAGGGTTGTCCCTACTTGGGCAGATGTATTAAACCGTGCTAATTTAGGTATGGAAGTAATGCATGAAAGAAACGCACATAACTTCCCATTAGATCTGGCATCTAGTGGGAGTCAACAAGTCGCTCTAACGACACCAACAATAGGGTAGAATTATGCCTAAAGTAAACGGTAAAAAATATCCTTATACAGCTGCTGGTAAAAAGGCAGCTGCTAAGGCTAAGACAAAGAAAAAGTAATGGCTAACAACATTAGGAAACTTCATCCTTATAAGACAGTTAAAACAATTGTCTTGGATGATAGTAAAAAAGGTTGGAAGTATGTAACTACTTTACATAAAAAACTATAACGTCACGTCCGTTCATCCTAATTAGGACGCATGAAACCTGATCATGGAACGGGGGTCAGGTACTATGAGGTATTTACTATGTCTCCAGTAGAACTACAAGCTCGTATAAAAGAGCAAACAGATCTTCAAAGACTAACTAAACTCAAGTATCGTGGCGTATCTTACACCAAGAAAACTTATTGCTAATGGCACACCAAACATCAGGTATGACGGCATTTGTTACATCGCTGTCTCCTGAACCTGAAGCTCATCATAATAAACCTGATGAGCATGAGGAAAAGAAAGAAAAATTCGATGAGGATATCTCTATTGAAGAAGTTCTTTCAACAATGTAACGAGTTATGGATAGTAGTCTTCGGGTTACTATCCTTTTTTATTATGGTAGAGTCAATGCACTTGAACTACCATAGGTCAGAGACACCTCAGTGTCGGATCTCTGACTAATTGGCTTCTGGCCCTGTACGCAGGATACCCTTTAGCCGTCTAGACGGTGGGATAGACCACAACAATGATCAAACAATTTGCATGCAAGAAAGTCAATATAAACTATAACCATATTAATGGCACATCAAAATAGTTCGCTACTCACCTCGCTTACCGCGCCAGGTGCAGATAATGCGACAAGGTCTGGTTCTACCTTTACAACAACAGAACGCAGAGCACTTTTCCTTAAGCTATTTAGTGGAGAGATGTTCAAAGGATTCCAACGCAATACAATTGCAAGGGATCTAGTTACTAAGAGAACTTTGAAGAACGGTAAGAGTCTTCAGTTCATCTACACTGGACGTACCAATAGTGAGTATCATACTCCAGGTCAGTCCATATTAGGTAACTCTGACAATGCACCTCCAGTAGCTGAGAAGACCATCACAGTTGATGACCTACTTATCAGTTCAGCTTTCGTGTATGAGCTAGATGAGACTCTTGCTCACTACGATTTAAGAGGAGAGATATCCAGAAAGATTGGTTATGCTCTAGCAGAAAATTATGACAGAAGAATCTTCCGTGCAATTACAAAAGCTGCACGTAAAGCTTCACCTGTATCAAAGACTGGTTATGTAGAACCAGGTGGAACTCAGATTCAGGTAGGTTCAGCAACCAACTCTGGTGCTGAAGCTTATGATCCTGATAAGCTAGTCACTGCATTCTATGATGCTGCAGCTGCACTAGATGAGAAAGGAGTTTCAACTGAGGGACGGGTAGCCGTACTAAACCCACGTCAGTACTATGCACTGATTAAAGGATTAGACGGATCAGGCATTGGTGCTTACCTTGTCAACCGTGACGAGCAAGGAGATGCCCTACAATCAGGTAAGGGTGTATTCGAGATCGCTGGTATCAAGATCTTCAAGTCAATGAACATTCCGTTCTTTGGTAAGTTTGGTACTAAGTATGGTACTGCATCTGCAACAGCCCCTGGCACAACTGATCCTGGTAACACAGGCTCATTCGTTGGCGAAGCTATGGGTGATCAGCACGCAGGTACTTCTGGACAGCGTACTGTAAACGACTACGGACAGGAAGCTAAGTTTAACAATACTTGTGGACTTATATTCCAGAAAGAAGCCGCTGGTGTAGTTGAAGCTATCGGACCACAAGTTCAAGTAACAAGTGGAGATGTTAGTGTGATTTACCAGGGTGACGTGATTCTCGGTCGTCTCGCAATGGGAGCAGACTATCTAAACCCAGCCGCTGCTGTTGAGTTGTTCTGTGGAACAGCTACAAAGCCTGCTGCATTCGGTTAATATATACACATGGGGAGTCTTCGGACTCCTCTTTTTTTTTTATTCAAATAACTTATGGCTTCCACGACAATTGATACCGAGACCGAACTCTCCGCTGTAAATGCAATCTTGGGAGCTATCGGTCAAGCACCAATAACAAGTATAGATACTGCTAATAATCCTGAAGTAGGTTTCTTATATAATATATTAAGGGATTGTAATGTAGATGTACAGAATGAAGGCTGGCATTTTAATACAGAAAGACATGTTAAATATACACCAGATTCAAGTAATAATAAAATAGCTATCGGTAATGATATACTTAAGATGGATGTTACTGATGGTTGGACTAAACGTAACTATGATGTAGTTAGAAGAGGAGGGTATTTATATGATAAGTTAGATCATACAGATGATTGGTCTGAGTTATCAGATGGTATAGATTTAGATATAGTAAGACTACTAACCTTTGAAGATCTACCATCTCCATTCAAAAGATATATAATAGCTAAAGCTTCAGTTAGAGCAGCAACACAACTAGTAGGTAATCCACAATTAGTACAGATACTACAGTCACAGGAAGCTTTAGCTAGAGCTACTGTAATGGAATACGAGTGTAACCAGGGTAATCATACTATGTTTGGTTTACCTGATGATAGTACTTATAATTCATATCAACCTTGGAGGTCACTAGGAAGATAATGGCATCAGTTTCTCAAACAATAGATAACTATAATTTAGGTATTTCTAAACAACCAGATCATAGATTAATCCCTGGTCAGTTAAGAGATATACGAAATTGTACTCCTGATCTAACTGAAGGTTTACCAAAGAGAAGTGGTAGTAAAAGAATAGGTAGAGATCCACTAGCTAATGTACAGACTAATGGTACATTCTTTAGTTACTACAGAGATGAAAATGAAGGGTCTTATCTAGGACAGGTAGACTCCGTTGATGGTAAAGTTAGAATGTGGTGTACTCAAGATATTAAAAACTCTTCTGGTACAAAAATACATGATGCTGGAGATGAAATCTTTGTACACTATGATACTGTAAGTGGAGCGTATACTCAAAGTAACTACAGCTCAAGTAATGCATTACACACAAATATTACCTCTTACTTAACTCCTAGTAGTGCTACAGCTATAGAAGATATCCAAGCCTTAACTATTAATGATACTACTTTTATAGCTAACAGAACTAAAGTTGTAAGCACTGGCTCTACAGGTAATGGTAGTTATACTAGGAATAAATCTCATACAGTAGCTACTAGTGCGATTAATACTTCTACTGATGTTATAACAGTAACTAATCATGGATTTAGTACTGGAGATCGAGTATTTTATATTGAGGCTGGAAGTGGATTAGCTACTCCGTTAGCTAATGGAACAGCATATTATGTAATTAAAATAGATGCTAATACACTTAAATTAGCAACTAGTGCAACTAATGCTACAGCTGGAACTGCAATTAATATTACTGCTACTGGTAATAATTCTCAATACTTAGAGTATGGTTTTGGTATAATTACAGTAACAAAAGCTAATCATGGTCTAACTGCTACTGAAGCTGTAGATATAACTTTTACAGCTGACAATGCTGGAGCTAAACCTGCAGATGGTGCTTATAATATAACAAGTATTGTAGATGCTAATACATTTACATTAACAGATACAACTATAACTGGTATGGGTCTTATTGATGATCCAACTGATCCAGCTTGTAGTTACAGTGCAGTTACTAGACTTGCTCCTCATAAATACTATGCTTTTATTGATTTACTAAGAACAGAAAATGGTAGACAATATAGTTTAAATATTAATAATGATGATACATCAACTGCTGATGTCACAATAAAAGTAGCAACTAGAGTTAAAATAGCATCAACTACTCAGAGTACTGCTGGCGGTACAGGGCATTGTCCTGGTATAGGTACACAAGTATTTTCAGTAACAGCTGCAGATAGCTATTCAGGTACTAATATAGTTTCTGTAAAGAATGCTAGTGGTACAGATATAACTAGTGGTAGAGAGAATTTAATATTCCGTATCACAGCTTTAGGTCAGCAAGGTAGTAACCCTAGTGGTAACTTTGATGATGCTAACATTAGTGCTAATGAATATATTTGTGCTTATAATAATAATGTAGATTTATTACATGGAGGTGAAGGTTGGGAAGTAGGTGATAAAGTAGTTGTTACTTTAGATCAAGCTGTTACTAATTATAATTTTGAAATACAAATTGAAAAAGTTGAAACCGCTGTAGTTAAAGCAAATATAAAAGATGTAAGACCTGAACCAACTCCCTTTGACGCAGAAACAGCTGTTACTGTAGATACTATATTAGGAGGTATAACTACAGAATTAGATACTGTAAGTAGTAGTCATGATTTAAATTATGATATCATTGGTAATGGTATATATTTGTGGTCATCGAATCCTTTTAATATACAAGTACCTGATAAAGATTTAATCCGAGTAATGCAGTCGGATGTAAATAATGTAGCAGAACTACCTAATCAATGTAAACATGACTATATAGTTAAAGTAACTAATTCTAGAGATGCTGATGAAGATGATTACTACTTAAAATTTATAGGAGAAAATAATAGGAATGGCCCTGGGTCTTGGCAAGAGTGTCCGAAACCAGGAATAATTAGTTCTTTAAATGCTGATACTATGCCTCATGTATTACAGAGGCAACCTATAGATAGTAATAACAAGGTAATATTTCTTCTTAAAGCTTATGACTGGGGTAAAAGAGATGTAGGTGATGATACTACAAATCCTATGCCTACCTTTGCTGATGGGTCTTCTAAGATAAATAAAGTATTATTCTTCCGTAATAGATTAGCTTTTTTATCTGGAGAGAATGTTATACTAAGTAGACCTGGAGATTTAGTAACTCCTAGTTTCTTTGCTAAGACAGCTCTAGCAGTTAGTGCTATTGATCCTATAGATATATCTAGTAGCTCTACTTATCCTTCTGATTTATTTGATGGAATAGAAATACCAGCTGGATTAGTTATATTCAGTACAAATCAACAGTTCTTATTAGCAACTGATGCAGAAGTATTGAATCCAGATACAGCTAAGTTTCAGAGTATATCTCATTATAGTTATGATAAAAATATATCTCCTATATCATTAGGTACTACAATAGGTTATATAGATAACACTGGTGGGTCTTGTAGATTCATGGAAATGCAACAGGTACAGAGAGAACAAGAACCTGTAGTTGTTGAGAGTAGTAAAGTAGTACAAAACATGATGCCTAATACTATTAATCATGTTATCAATTCTCCTGAAAATGGTCTGGTATTTTTCCATAATCAAGGTGCTGTCGGTTATCAAGGTACAACATTTTATGGATTTAAATACCAAGATTATGGTGAAAGAAAGCAAGCTGCTTGGTTTAAATGGGAGTTTGATTTAGGAAATGATACCACCAATGGTAGTATAAGATATAGTTTTATTATTGATGATGCTTTTTATTTATTAAGTAGTGACGGTTTTTTAGTAAGATGTAACTTAGTTAAAGGTACAGATGCTAATGATCCTCACAGTATTGTATTTGATCTTAATGTCATATCTCCTTTAAAAGATAGCTATCTTTATCTAGATAACTGGGTTACTATGACTGGTGGTGTATATGATTCTACTACAGGAAAAACTACATTTACTCATGGTACAGGTACTGCTGATTTCGCTTGGCATAATAGTATATCAGGTTATAGTCCAACTGAGCAATCAGAAGAATTATTTTTACAATATACTACAGCTGCTGACCCAACATCAAACAGTGCTACATGGACAGATGCTGGTAAAATAATACCTATAAATAGTGCTAAGCCTGCAGGATTAAATAATTATAGTGTTAACCTTAATACTAATATTCAAGCGTTAGGTAATATAGCATTTAGATTATATCAACCATATAATACTTCTGCTGAGACTAGTGGTCATATGGATACTTATGGTATTATTACTTTAAAATATAAGAAAGCAGATGGTAGTACACATAGTACTTTAACTATGTCAGATACTAATAATCACTTAGCAAAGAGTAATGCTGTTGGAGTTAAGGCTACAGCTTCAGGATCTGGTTCAACTGGAGGATTTAATACAGGAACAAATTATCTTTGGTTTTCTTCTGAAGTAGATAGTAATTCACAGAATGAAAGATGGGTTATTATGCCAAAGATTGATGTCGTTAATAATGGTATTACAGAAGTAGAGATAGGAGCTTTTGTAGGTAATAATAGTAACGGTGGAGAACATCCTGATGTATCAGGTACTAGTGGACTAGCTACTGATGGCTTTAATAATGATGGTTTATTTGCTATAGCATTTTTAGATGATAACAATTATACATTATCACAACCAGTTGAAGACCTTGTTAAAGGAACATCATTCAAAGTATCTGGAGATTGGTCCAGTGCTACAATTTATGTAGGATTCCACTATGGAATTTATTTAGATTTCCCTATTTTTTACTATACACAACAACAAGGTGAAAGTGTAAAAAGAGATTATCAAGATTATCTAGTATTACATAGACTTAAAATAAATACATCAGAAGCTAGTAGTTGTACATCTACAATATCTCTTACAAATTCAGGGTATACAGCTACTGATCATCCTTCTATAAAATCTAATCAATATCTATCAGGTCGTTTAGATGGAGTAAATCACGCTAGTTTAACTGTACCCATATATCAAAAAAACAATAATTTTAAATTTAGTCTAAGTCAAAATAGAATAAAAAATCAGGTAGGACCATTTAATTTACAAAGTATATCATGGGAAGGAGATTACTCACCAAAAAATTATAGACGTGTCTAAATACATTCACCCAATAACATTGGAGGCTGCAATCAATGTAGCCTCTAATCTACGTCCAGAAGACCGTAGAGAAGCTGAAGAAGGTCATGGGTGGGATACAATAGAATATGCTAAATTCATCGCTCAGGAAGGCTCTGCTGTGTATTTCACGGTACCTAACGGCAAGACTGCTGGTATGGCAGGAGTAAGTGATGAAGGACAGATATGGATGATATGTACCCCAGCCATAGCCGAATACCCACATACGTTTGCAAGAGAATCCAAAAGGTTTGTAGAGAGTAGAACAGAACCTTTACTATGGAACATTGTAGATAGACGGAATATAGTTCACCTAAAACTACTCAAATTTCTAGGTTTTAAATTCTTAAGAGAGTTTACATATGGACCTAACAATTTATTATTTATAGAATTTTGCCGTGTGTTTACTAGGACCAGATAAAAATGCAGCGATAAGGGCACAAGCTCAGGCTAGACAAAGCCAAAGAGAGTTTGATTACCAATCGAAAGCATTAAAATTTCATAACAAAGAAACCTCCTATGTAAGAGGTAAAAATGTAGCTACTATTGGTTTGAGTAGAGCAAGGAGTGATGCATATTATGCAGCTCTGCATACTCAAGGTAAAGGTAGACAAGCAAAAGAAGCATTAGTTAGGCAGTACGCTGCTAAACAAAAAGGGTTTGAAGGTGGTAGATCTAGACAGATAAGAGGTGGTCGTGATAACGAATTCTTAACTTTATTAGCAAAGCAATCAAATATAGAGAATACTATTCATCAAACATTTGGTAGGAATATGGCTATAGCTGAGAAGGGTATGCAACGACAGTATATGAATACTGTAGCTAAGAATAGAGAATCATTAGGAATAGCTCCATCTGAGTTTGGACCACCAACAATGATGCCTCCTAAAGATAGAGGTAATCCACTTATGAATCTATTTAACTTTGGTATAAGTATGATTAATCCGTTAGGTGCATTAGGTGTTAATACCGAAATATTTTAAATCATGACATCATCATTTAACACAGTACTGGGGTCGCAGCGTGACGCTCCCCCAGATATCTCTAAGTGGAACTATGCATCCACAGAAGTTGACTTAGTTAAGTCAGTTAATGCAGAGATTGATGAGACAACTAAAAAAATGAATGATCATTTTAATTTAATCATCGATCAAGAGAATCAGTACAATCAAAATAAGCAAGCTAGGCATAAAGAACTTCTTGAATTAATACCTAATGCTGTACAAGCTTATGTAGACATAAGGGATAGACGGGAAGCTAATGCATTATTTAATGACTTCAGTCCTTTAAGTGGAAACAAAGTTGATGATCAAGTTAAAAGTAAACTTAAAGAAAAACACGAAAAAGAAGATAAGTCACTTACTGAAGCACTAACTGAAGAAAATAAAATCAGTGGAGAAATACAGGCTCATCAAGATAACTTCTTAAAAGAAGGTCAAACTGATGCTGGTCTACTAGCTCAAGATGCTGTAGTAAAAGCTTCAAGAAGTAGAAACGATATAAAAGCTTTACATGATGCTGCTCAAAGTGGTTGGCCTAAATTCAAAGTTATAGCAGAAGAAAAGTATCTTCATGAAATGCCTGATGGTAGATGGATAACTTTAAAAGAAGCTGCAAGTGAACCAGATGAGTATTACGAAATAGCTTATAGAGGAACTGTTGAATTATTTTTAGCTCAAACAATTGCTGGAAATAAATTTAGTAAAAGATTATTAAATAAATATCTTGTACATCCTATCTTTCAAGATTTCCAGAAAGATAAAAAAGGTTATGTAAAAGCTCAAGTTGATGCTCAAAGAGCATTAATGGAAAGAGATAGAGCAGATGCTTTTCTTCAATTTGCTAAAAGTCCTACCACACCAATTGAATCAGTAGATGGAGAAGCTTTAACTCAACCTGAAATAGAAGAAAAGAATGCAAAAGAATTAGGTAATAAGATAACAGATTATTTAGGTAATTTCCATGCATTCCATGCCTACTCTTGGTCACATGGTAGAGCTGAAATGTTTAGATTTATGGAGCAAGCCTGGGAAACAGGTCAACTTAGTGATCAAGATATAATAAGAATTGGTGATTCTATAATAAAAGGTCACGATGGTAAATCACGTAGACTTAAAGATTATTGGAATAAAGAGTACGGTCCATTAAGAAAGAAGGTTAGGATTAAGCAAGGAGAACAGATAGCACAGCATGAACAAGATATAGATACTCAGCAACATAACTGGTGGCAAGAAGTAAAGGGATCTGAAGAATGGACTAAGGTCATGGATGATTCTAAGAGTACTGTTGAACAGAAGTTAGAGTATTTAAAAAGACTTGAGCAACAAGCATGGGATAAAGGATGGGATAAACCTGTACCAGAATTAAAACGTAACATTTCACGGTTTGATGAATTAGGTCCAGATGTAGAAGAAGAGCATTTTAACTTTTTATGGGATAGACATGAAGCAGGTTATAAAATTGACCCATCTGAATTACGTGAGTTTGATCCGACAGGTCCGTACTATAGTAAAATTAAAGCTATAGTAGATGGTCCTAGTATGGATACTGCACAAGTAAATAGTGCTAAAAGTTTTATAAAGGGTCAGACAATTGAGTATACTAAAGAAACAGATGGATCAACAGAAAAAACAGCTAAATTTAGAGCTATAGAAGATCAAGCTACTAAAGCTTTTGCTGAGCATTTTAGAGCACAGAAATCTCTAGGTAAAACTGATGAACAAGCTATGAGTTTTGCTAGAACTGAAATAAAAAAAGAAATCGAGGCAGGATTATATAATCAGTACCCTGCTTACAATCCTAATCATACAGCTGCTCAGGATATATTAAATGTAAAAGATAAAATTAAAGCTGATACTACACACTTAAGTTCTAAAGAACCTTGGGTAGGAGAAGAAGTACATTTACAAGCTGCTTTAAAATACTATCAACTAGGTGAAGGTGTTATAAGAACAGGACCAGATCCTACTGAATATTATAAAAACTTCTCTACATTAGGTAATAAAACATGGTCGGTTTCAGATGTAATGAAACACAGATTAGTATCTACAGGCTTAATAAAAGATGATGGAACAGTTGATCCAGTAAAAGCTTTAGCATTAAAGGAACAGATTTTATTAAAACATAAGTCTACACCAGGTCGTACTTACAGATCTATCTTTGAAGAACCAGAAGGTAAGGATGCTCTATTACAGTATACTGATTTTAAAACTTTAGCTCAACTATCTAGTGCAACTAGAGCTAATGCTCAGATTAGTAATAGCTATACAACTCCAGGTTTAGACTGGCTACAACTAGTTAATATAGAACCAGAATTAATAGATGCTTATTCTGATATAGTAGGAGAGACTCCATTCTTTATGCACTTAGATAACTTACTTCCAGGTGTAGCAGAGGAACAAGTTAAGAGGACACTAATTGAACCTAAAGAGCCTTTTGATATGGCTACATTAGGACAGCCTGTTACTGCAGGTGAATCTTGGCAAAAGACAGGTATAGCTCAAACTATTGTAGGTACCAGAGAATTAGTTATGAATGCTTTAACTGATGAAGCTGGTAATTTAAATGCTACTGGTCGAGTAATAGCTCGTGTGATAACAGGAGAAGGTGCAAGAGATATAGAAGCTTGGATTGAAACCGCCCCTATAGGTAAGATAATAAGTACTCTAGATGGTATCTTAGATGGACCAACAATGGAAGAAATATCCAAATCAAATGAATAATTTACTAAGGTAAAATGATAGATCCGACACAAATAGATACTAATGCTTTAGGACAACAGATAGATTCTGCTAGAGAGTATCTAGAAGATATAACTGAATCTCGTGAAGAGCAGGAAGTTAAACAAGTTGAAGAAGAAGCAATAGAAGAGAAAGCCGAACAAGTACAAGCAGATCCAAGGAATGCTGACAAGTGGGGCTTAAAAGCAGTTGCTGAAGAATTCAAATCCATAGGAGTAGGTGGCTTACAAGATACTGCATCATCTATAATGACGTTCCCTGAACGTACAGCTGATGCTTTAACTGGTGAAATATCTAGAGAAAGAAAAGAGAAAGGATTCTATAGACCAGAGTGGGATCCTTTGGTAGATCACGATAACCCTATCATTACTAAAACATGGTGGGGTAAATTATTAAGAGGTACTGTACACTTTGGTAGTATGGCTGCTGCTATTATACCAACTGCTAAAGTAACAGCAGCTAGACTTGGTATAACTGGTACAGGTATACTAGCTAACAGTTTAGTTAGAGCTGCTGGAGTTGGTGCAGCTTCTGATTTAATATCTAAAGAATCAGATGCTGAGAATGCACTAGGTATGCTTAGAGATAGATATGGATGGATTGATACCCCTCTATCTACTAAGGATACAGATCACCCTATAATGATGAAACTAAAAAACATCGTTGAAGGCATGGGTATTGGTCTAGTATTTGATAGTGCATTAATGACTCTAGGTAAAGGCTCAGATGCTGTTAAAGCTTCGATAGCTAATAGACAGAAGAGTATAGAATTACAGACATTAAGAAAAGGAATTCAAGAGTTAAGAAGAAATGAATATGGATTCCGTGGTAGTAAAAATAAACCAGTAGCTGATCCACACCAAGCTGCTCATATATCAGAAGATGATCCTTTTGTAGTCTGGGAACAGCAGAAAAGAATTAGACATGAATGGGGTGCTGAAGATGGATCAACAGGGTCTGTAACAACTCCTATACAAAGAGAACGTGTAGCCAGAGAAGCTGATATTAGTGAAGAAGTAGTAGAAGATGTACTATCAAAACTATATAGTAAAGAGAAGTTTAGAAAAACTATTGAAGCTGTAGGTAATAGTAGAAAGAGACTCGTAGAAGTATTTGGAGATTCTGTAGCTGCTCATCAACGTATGACACAAGGTAGAAATGCAGCTGATATGACATCTGAAGAATACTTAAAAGAGTTATTTGAATCCTATGATATCTATGATAAAGGTACAGCTAATGAAATTCAAACTATTACTAGTAAGAATGTAGTTGCTGCTGACTTAGTTGTAGGTACCTTAATCAGACAGTTGAGAGATTTAGGTATAGCTGGTAGAGAGATAGCTGACTTTGCTGATCTAGGTGACATTGATGGTCCTGCAGATCAGATAGTTGATACTATGTTAACTGCTTTAACAGAAGTAAAGAAAGCTAGAATTGTTAAATCTCAGAACTTTAGAGAGTTAGGAGCTGGTAAACGTAGATATCTAGAAGAGACCTTATCTAAGGATATGGCAGATACTAGAGAATCTATTATGTCTATCCTAAAAATAGCTAAAGATGAGCCAGATGAGGATATGTTGAATGCCTTATTTGAAGCATTCTCCTCTATGAAGACAGTTAATAGTGTAGATGACTTTGATCATTGGGCTAGAAAGATGATTAAAGGTGGTGACATTGAGGGTAAGAAACAGACTGGTGCGTTTATAAGAGAGCTTGAAGGTGTTATGATCCATAGTATTCTAAGTGGTCCTAAGACTCCTGCTAGAGCTATTATGGGTACAGCTACGGCTACATTCTTAAGACCTCTATCTACGACATTTGGTGCTATGCTTAGCACTCCTTTCACTGGAGACACTGCTACAGTTAGAGCAGGGTTAGCTTCAATCAATGCTATGATAGAAGCAATACCTGAATCATGGACTTTATTTAGAAATAAACTTGATTCTTACTGGAGTGGTGATATATCTACTGTTAAAACAAGATTCGCTGAGTACACTAGAGGTGATGATAACTGGGAATTACTAAGAAGATGGGTTGAAAGCCCTGATTCTGGAGCTACAACTGGTGATAGAGTATGGTTTAACTTAGCTAATATGGCTAGAAGTTTGAATAATAAGAGCTTCCTAACATATTCAACAAAGATAATGGCAGCTACTGATGATGCTTTTGCTTATATCTTAGGTAGAACTAAGATGAGAGAGAAAGCTATGAGATCTGCATTAGATGCTAAAGCTAAAGGTAAACTTACTGCTTATAATGAAATCACTCCTGAATTAGTAAGGATATATGAAGAAGATTTCTATCGTCAAATCTTTGATGGTAACGGTAATATTATAGATGAAGCTACTAAGTTTGCACGTAAAGAAGTTACGTTAACTAATGAATTAAAAGGGTTTGCCCAAGGGTTAAACTCAGTATTCCAAGCTCATCCATGGGCTAAACCTTTCTTCTTATTTGCTAGAACTGGTGTAAATGGTCTTCAATTAACTGCTAAACATACTCCTGGTTTTAACTTCTTAGTTAAAGAATGGAATGATATAGCATTTGCTAGTTATAAAGACATTGATAATCTAAGACAATATGGTATCACTAGTGCAGTCGAACTAGATAATGCTAAGGCATTACAAGTTGGTAGACTGGCTATGGGTTCGTCTTTAGTTTTCATGGCTAGCCAAGCTTGGATGAGAGGAGATCTAACAGGTAATGGTCCTGTTGATAGACAGAAGAGACAGGTATGGTTAGATGCTGGTTATAAACCTAGAACTATTAGATTCTTTGGTGAAGATGGTATTAGAATTGGATATGATTCTATCGAACCATTTAACCAAATAATGTCTATAATTGCTGATGTAGGTGATGCTAGTCAACTAATGGGAGAAGAATGGACTGAGAAACAGTTACTTAAAGTAAGTTTACTATTAGCCCAAGGTGTTACTAGTAAGTCTTATTTAGCTGGTATGCAACAGTTTGTTGATTTATTCGGTGGTAGACCTGGACAAGCAGAACGTATCATAGCAAATATAGCTAACAATCAGGTACCTTTAGCTGGTCTAAGGAATGAACTTGGTAAATTATTTACTCCTTATACTCGTGAATTAGGATCTGGTATTGATCAGTCTATAAGAAATAGAAACTTATTAACTGAGAAAATAGCTGGTGAACCTTTACCTATTAAATACGATATATTAACTGGTAAACCACTTAAAGAGTGGGATCCATTAACTAGATTCTTTAATGCATTTAGTCCTGTTAACTTTAGTTTAGATCAAAGTCCAGGTAGAAAACTTCTATTTGAAAGTGGTTATGATTTAAGAGTATCAACTTTCTTCTCTCCATTTGGTGATGATTTAACTGATTCTCCTGAAATTAGATCAATGTATCAGAAAGCTATAGGTCAACAAAACTTAGAAAGAAAGTTAGATAAACTAGCTGAAAATAAAAAAGTTTTAGAATCTATAGAAATAATGCATAATGATATAAAAACAGGTAATCGTGGTGAATACGAAGGAAAAGACTACTTCCATAATATGAAAATTGATAATATCATGGATGAAGCACGGAGAAAAGCTTGGGCTAAGATAATGAATGATACTAATGTTCAATCTCTTGTTGAAGAACAGAGACAGAAAAAGATTAATCGTCTTAAAAAGACTAAAGAGACACAACAAATCCAACCCGTTATCTCAATTTATAAATAAAAAATGGCAAGTTTTAAACAATATACAGCGAGTGGTGGTGCCTCTGAAGCTTTTTCAATTCCAACCTTCACTTCTGATGAAATAAAAGTTAGAGTAGAGGGTGTCTTAAAGACAGCTGGTACTCATTATAATATAACAAGTTATACTGCTAATGGTGGTACTGTTACTTGGACTTCAGGTAACGTACCTTCTAGTGGTACTGTTTATATCTATAGAGACACAAAAATATTAAATAGTGGAAATAGTGATGTAGAAGGTAAAGCTACATATAGTAATGGTACTCCTATTTATCATGGTGATTTAAATAATAATCAAAAACAAGCTTTAAGAGCATTAGAGGAGAGTGATAGGCAAATACAATCTTGGCAATTATCTGATGGTGTAGTAGAAACAGATAAAATTAAAGATGGTACTATAGTTAATGCTGATGTTAATAATAGTGCTGCTATAGCTCAATCAAAACTAAATATAGCTGATGCTACTGGTTCTGCGTCTGGTTATATGTCAGCTGCTAACTTTACTAAATTATCTGGTATTGAAACAGGAGCTACAGCAGATCAAACAAATGCTGAAATTAGAGCAGCAGTAGAAGCTGCTACTGATAGTAATGTATTTACTGATGCTGATCATACAAAAGTAAATGCAGCAGCAACATTAACAGGATCTGAAACTTTAACAAATAAAACTCTTACTTCTCCTGTTATTAATGACATGAGTGGTACAGCAGTTGTTACTTCTGGTACATCAACTAGTGATAATAAAGTATATTCTGCAAAAAGAGCAGGTGAAATATTCTATGGAAAGGATACTTTAAGTGAAATACAATCAGGAGAAACTTGGAGTGCTGCTGATAATAAAATTGCTACAACATCAGCTATTGATGCACGTATAATAGATCTTGTAGATGATGTAGGTGGTTTTGTACCTATAGCAAATGAAACATCTTTTCCCAACGCTAATCCTGATGTTAATAATGGTGCAGGTACTCTTGTTAGTATCAAGGCTCTTGCTAGTAACCTCACCTCAAATGGGTCTGGAGTGGCAACGATTGCTAATGGTACAGTAGGTAATTCAACAGTCACTATTAATGGATTAGAAAATAGTACTACTTATGCTGCTACATTAGGTATGATTGTAGAGACTACATCTACACTTAATACTTATACATTCCATAGAGTTACACCTAAAGCTACAGAAGTTACTACAGTTGCTACTAATATTAGTAATGTTAATACAGTAGCTACTAATATATCTGATGTTAATAACTTTGCTGATTTATATCAAATAAAAACTACTGCACCAACTACAGATGGTGGAGGTAATTCCTTAGCAGCAGGTGATTTATGGTATGATTCATCTTCTAATAAACAATTAATGATCTATGATGGATCATCTGGAGATGGATTTTCAGCTGCTACACCTACTGCAAGTGTACTTCAAGATATAGCTATAGTATCTGGTCAGTTAACTTATATTGAAGATCTAGGTTTAATTGGAGATGCTGTAGGAACTGGTAGTGGTAATAATATCAATACAGTAGCTACAAATATAACTAATGTTAATACAGTAGCTGGAAATAATTCTAATATAACTACAGTAGCGGGTATTAGTTCCAACGTTACAACAGTAGCTGGGGCTGTATCAAACATTAATACAACTGTAAGTAATTTAGCTAGTATTAATAACTTCGCTGAAGTATATAGAATTGCATCTTCAGCACCATCTAGTTCTTTAGATGAAGGAGATCTTTGGTATGATTCTACAGCTAATAAACTGAAATACTATAACGGCACTGCATGGACTGTTACTGCAGCTGCTGGGCTATCAGCTGTTGCTGATGATACTTCACCTGAACTTGGTGGTCATTTAGACTGCAATGATAAAAACCTCACTGAAGTAGGAACTGTCAGTGGAAATAACTTACAAATTGACTTCGGAACACTTTCATAACCATGGCTAAATTATTAAAATTAAGAAGAGGTACAACCTCACAACACAGTAGCTTCACTGGTGCAGAAGGTGAAGTCACTGTAGATACAACTAAAGATACACTTGTAGTACATGATGGTAGTACAGCTGGTGGTGTGCCATTAGCTAAAGAAGCTGGAAATATTGCAACTGCAACAGAAGCAACTAATATAACAGCTGTAGCTAATAATAGTACTGATGAAACTGTTTATCCAACTTTTGTGGATGGAGCAACAGGAACACAAGGAATTGAAACTGATACTGGATTTACTTATAACCCTAATTCAGGTAAATTAACAGCTACAGAATTTGTAGGTAATGTTGATGCTGTAGATGGGGATTTTGATGGTACATTAGAAGCAGATGCTATAACAGTTAATGGTGTAGCTCTTAATGAGTATATTGCAGATACTGTTGGAGCAATGGTTACTGGTAATACAGAAACTGGTATAACTGTAACATATGAAGATAGTGATAATACATTAGATTTTGTTACTTCTGGTAGTGCTTCTACAGCTACAGAAGCTACAAACGTAACAGTCTCTGCTAATAATTCAACTGACGAAACAGTATACCCTACGTTTGTTGATGGTGCTACAGGTACACAAGGAATAGAAACTGATACTGGTTTAACTTATAATCCTAGTACTGGTTTACTTACTGCTGTTGGTCTAACTTTATCAGGCGACCTTACTGTCAATGGTACAACTACTACAATTAACTCAACTACCTTAGCTGTAGATGATAAAAATATTGAATTAGGTACTGTAGATACTCCTTCAGATACAACTGCCGACGGAGGTGGCTGGACGCTCAAAGGAGCAACCGACAAGACATTTAACTGGGTTAATGCTACTGATGCGTGGACATCTAGTGAGCATATAGCTTTAGGAGATGGTAAGAATTTAAAATTAGGTGATTCATCAGATCTCCAGATCTACCATAATTCAAATAATTCTTGGATTACAAATGATACTGGTAGTTTATTTATTAAAAGTGATAATGCTATTAAATTCCAAGATGCTGGAGGGAACGAAGATTTTCTATCAATTACTGATAACGGAGCCGTAGAAATATTCCACGATAACTCAAAAAAATTCGAAACCACAGCGGCTGGCGTTACGGTAACTGGATCAGTAACAGATTCAAAGGGTGATGTAAGATCTATACCTTTAAATCAACAAACCTCTGCTTATGTAGCTGTAGCTGCTGATGCTGGTAAAGCAATTTATATTAATTCTGGTGGGGTAACTATTAATAATTCAGTGTTTTCTGCTGGTGATGCAGTAACGATTATTAATTACAGTGGATCAGATCAAACGATTACTCAAGGTTCAAGTTTCACTTTATATAACTCTGCTGATGCATCTACAGGTAATAGAATTTTAGCTGGTAGAGGAATGGCTACTATTTACTTTAGTGGTGGTAGTGCGGGATACATCTCAGGTGCGGGGTTGAGCTAATATGACACCGATACAACAATTATTGCTTGGCGTAGGTGCCAGTAAGAAGACGTATATGGACGACGTGTTCAGCACGTTTTTATATGAAGGCAATTCTGGGGGTGGTAATAGTAATGCAACGCAAACAATAAATAATGGAATAGATCTATCGACAGAAGATGGGATGGTGTGGTTTAAAAGTAGAACAGCATCATCAGGTCACTATGTTTTTGATACAGTGAGAGGTGCTTCAAAAAAAATAAGGATAGATGGTACTGATCAAGAAGAAACTGATGCTGATTGCATAAATTCATTTAATACTAACGGTTTTACTTTAGGTGATGATCCAGACACAAATGATGAATCAGACCGCGTAAGTTGGACATTCCGAAAGGCACCTGGTTTCTTTACTATTGTTGAGTGGAGTGGAGATGGTACTGGTGCTAGACAGCTTGCTCATGATTTAGGCTCGGTGCCTGGTTGTATTATAATGAGACCTCTAAGTCATACTACTGATTGGACTGTTTATCATCAAGGAAATTGGACTTCTAGTTATCCAAATCCAGCATATCAATATTTAAAAATAAACTCAAGTGGAGAAAGTCAAGTTGATCAAAATGAAGTTTTCAATAGTACGAAACCAACTGCAACACATATAACTCTTGGTAGTTGGAACAACTCAAGCGGTTATGACTATATAGCCTACGTATTCGCAGGAGGTGAGTCCACAGCCGCTACTGCACGGAGTGTTGAGTTTGATGGATCTAGTGATTATTTACATTCTG